ACCTAGGCCGCTCTTTCCGCAAGGCGCACAAAATGTTCGCCCCGCCGCCCAAACTCTCCCTCTCTGAGTGGGCAGATCGTTACGCCTACATCCCTAAAGAGTCCGGCGCATTCCCCGGCAAGTTCCGTACCGACTTCGCCGAATATCAACGCGGACTCATGGAAGCCATCACCGATCCAGACATCGAAACCATCATCACCATGTGGGGAGCGCAGACCGGGAAAAGCCAGGTGCAACTCAATGCGCTCGGCTATTACGCTCATTGGGAGCCCAGCCCCATCCTCTGTGTCCAAACCTCCGAACGCGAGGCCGAGAAGTACTCCAAAAATCGCATCGCAAAAATGATCCGCGACACGCCCGTACTCCGTGGCCTCTTTCCATCACCTCGTTCGCGCGACTCAGGCAACACGCTACTCAACAAAGAATTTCCCGGCGGCGTGCTTATCATTGCCGGAGCCAACGCGCCGGCTGGCCTGGCCTCCATGCCGATCCGTGTCTTATTGCTTGACGAGGTGGATCGCTGGGAAGATTCCGCCGGCACTGAGGGCGATCCCGCCGATATCGCCGATAAGCGCACTACAACTTTTTGGAATCGTAAAAAGCTCCTCGCCTCGACGCCGGGCATCAAGAATCTATCCCGCATCGAGCGCGCCATGGAGTCAAGCGACAAGCGCCGCTACTACGTCCCGTGTCCGCACTGCGGCGAGATGCAAACTCTCGAGTGGAAGCGCCTCAAGTGGGAAGTTGACAAGGTAGAAGGCTCCCGTCCGCACGTCCTTTCTTGGTGTTACATCTGCCTCAATGGATGTGTGATCGAAGAGCGCGCCAAGCATGAGATGATCCGGCGCGGCCAGTGGCGCGCCACGGCGCAGAGTCACGACGGCAAGACGGCCGGTTTCTACCTCAACGCGCTTTACTCGCCCGTCTTGGATTGGGTGACGATTATCCGCGAATGGCTCGAAGCGCAGACCTCGCTCGAATCCATGAAGGTCTTTGTCAACACGCGCCTGGCTGAAACGTGGGAGATTCGCGGAACTGGCGCGAACATGACGGAACTCGAAAAGCGTCCGCGGTTCAACCATGAGCTGCTACCCGCGGGCGTCCTCTGGCTCACCGCTGGAGTGGACACACAAGATGATCGTCTTGAGTGTTCCGTGTGGGGGTGGGGCCTTGACGATGAACGCTGGTCCATCGAACACAAAGTCTTCCCCGGTGATCCGTCCTTGCCGGACACAGACCCGGCCAGCCCCTGGTCCGCTCTCCGCATCTACCTGTTGGAAGATTGGGAGCATACCGCCGGTGTCACGATGCGCATTGCCGCCGCCCTGATCGACTCAGGCGGCCATCACACCGAGCGCGTGTACGAATTCACCCGCAAGCACGAGATGCGCCGCTGGCACGCCATTGTGGGCCGTGCCGGTATTGGTCGGCCGCTGCTCAGTTCCGGAACCCGCGTCGGCCCGTACAAAACGTTGCTCTACACCGTAGGCGTCGATAGCGCTAAAGAGGATGTGTTCACATCCCTGCGCGTTCTCAAGTCCGGGCCGCAATCCACGCATTTCAGCAACGCGCTCGATAGCGAGTATTTTCGCCAGCTCACGGCTGAGAAGTTTGTCATCACCAAACGCAGCTTTGAAACAACCGGGGCGTGGGTCAAAACCTCTGAGCGCAATGAGACGCTCGATTGCGCCGTCTACGCGCGCGCCGCCGTCTCTGTGCGCCGCCCCAACTTCCGCAAGATCGCCAAAAGCCTTTTCCGCGTCTCTGAAAAACTCCGCCTCGAGCGCGAGGCCGCCGGTATGCCAACTCCCGCGCCCACCGAGGAATACATCGGCTCCGATCAGGAGTCAGTTGAAAGCGAAACGCCGTCCGATTGGGCACAGAAGACAGCCGATACGGCCGTGAAACTGGAAGCGGTGCTCACCCAGGCAGCGAAGCCCGCGCCCGTGCGCCGCCGGCCGTCCGCCGCATCCCGGCTCCGGAACTTTGGACGCACCCTCTAAAAATAATTTCACAACTGTGCTCGCCGTCACATACAGAGTTTCGATTGTATCGTACCATACAAACAGATCAGAAAGAGGCAGCCAGCCTCAGAGGAGTAAAAAAATGAGCTACTACGCAATCGAAGCACGTAAAGATGGGCAGCACAACACCATCACGATAGTCGGCGAGTGCAACTCGAAAGGAACTACAATCGATCGGCTTTTTGAAGATCGTCGTCTGCGGGATCTAAGCGAAGAAGAAATGCAGAAGATGACCTCCGACCTGTTGCATTCTGGAAGCGCCAGCCACGACACCACAACATATTTTCTTGAAGAACTCACTTGCGCCGAAGCGCGGATCAAGCCTAGCCCGTCAGGCTTTGGCGAGTATTACGTCGATGGCCAAGGCGATGCGTGGGCATCGGAGGCCGATCTCCTCTGTGAGATGCGCAATGGCGATGGAACTTTGCTCGAACTCGGAAAAGATGAGCTACCCAAAGGCGTGAAAGATATTCGCGGTCATATTCACTATGAGCCCGCCCGCATTTTTGCAATCATCGACAGCGATGGCGAGTTTGAGGGCTACACCTCCATCGTCCTCCTTTAGTCTCCGCCGCGCCCACCTCGGGTAAGCGTTGCGTCCCGCATGGCAGCGGGGGCCGGTACGGAACCCGGCAGAAAGCCTTGGCTTGAAATGAAAGACAAGATCACAGAGCAGCAATACCTCGATTTTCAAGCGGCGTTTGATTTCTTCAACGCTCAACTCTTTGCGGACTCGCTGCCTCAAGTGCTGGTCACCTTGCAGCGTCACGCCAGGGCGCGCGGATACTTCGCCCCGGAACGCTTCCACGGGCGCGGAAATAAAGTCACCATCCATGAGATTGCGCTCAACCCCGATTGCTTCTGTGATGAGACAGACGAGCGCATTCTTTCGACCCTGGCTCATGAGATGGCTCACCTGTGGCAGCAAGTCCACGGTCGCGCGCCGCGCCGCTGCTACCATGACCGTGAGTGGGCGGCGAAGATGAAAGCCATCGGCTTGCAGCCCACCGCAACCGGCCAGCCCGGCGGCAAAGAGACAGGTCAATCTGTCACTCACTTTGTTGTGAAGGACGGCCCCTACGCCCGCGCCTATGCCAAACTCAAGGCCAAGGGCCTCAAGCTCCGCTGGGAGTCACCCGCGCCCATGGCCGCCGAAGCCAAAGCCAAAGCGGACAGCAAGACAAAGTTTACCTGCCCATCGTGCGAACAGAATGCCTGGGCCAAGCCGGATGCCGTGCTGATCTGCGGCAACTGTTTCGAGGACGATTCCAGCGACCCGCAAACCATGCTTGCCAATGCCGCATAACCGATAAGGCCGCGCAATGTGGCCTTATTCCTTCTAAATCTCCTCTAAATTAGCGTTGTTTTCGCAATGTTGCCCATAGTTAAGTTATGGGCAACCTACTCAATCCAGCTACGCCGATCAATCAATTCCATGATTCTGATGTTCCGCTGGAGCCCACTGACCTCCGCGCCGGAGACTCGTGGAATTGGATTCGCGTGTTCCCTGATTACCCCAGCGGCCTCTACCAGCTCAAGTACATCCTCAACAGCGCCAGCAATCGCTTTGTGATCGATGGAACGCTGGCTACCAACCCGCCCATCACCGCCGATAGCGACGGTCAATCCTTCGACATTCAGGCTCCTGCAACGCTCACGGCTACCTGCCCATCTGACACCTATCAGATGGTGGCTATCCTGCTGGGCATTGCGGGCACCACGGCCGCCGGTGAGCAAGTCACGTTACCACTTCAAGACGTGATCGTGTCGCCGAACCTGGCCACCGCCACCGGCCCCGTGGATACGCGCAGTGACATCAAGAAAAACCTTGACGCCGTGAACGCATGTCTCCTGGGCAACACCGACCCCGGCGTTTCGGAGTACATGATTAACGGCCGCCAGCTCAAGCGCTTCCCACGCGCCGACCTCATCAAAGAGCGTTCATTCTGGCGCGCTCAATACAAAGCCGAACTCCGCGCCAAGGGTGAGTACGCCCCGCGCCGCGTAATCGGTTTCCGTTTCACGACGAGTTTGTAAGGGAGCCGCATGGCACACATTGAACCTATCAATCGCAGCATCATTTCCCGGTTTCGCGGCGCTATCGACGTCTTTCTCGGCAAGCGTTCGCTCACCTCCGATTCCACGCTGGCCCAGCTCGGCGGGTCGAGCGGCTACTCCGGCTTTCAGGCTGCAAAGCAGACCCGGATGAGTGTCGATTGGCCTTCGGCCTCGCGTTCCGCCGATCAGGATCTGCAAGTCGATCTGCGTAAACTCCGCGCCCGCGCCCGCGATCAGGCCATCAACTCGCCCATTGCCTCCCGGTTTCTGGCGATGGTGCGCGCCAATGTCGCGGGCAAACATGGCGTCAAGTTGGCGTTCAAGGTTGCCCAGGTACGCAAGAGCAAAAACAGCAACGGCCTGGATGAAAAGGCAAATGAGGAGTTGCGCCGCGCGTGGCGTGAGTGGGGTAAGAAGGGTTCCTGCACCGTCTGTGGCCGCTACTCATGGCGCGAGGTGCAACGGCTCATCACAGAGAACACAGGGCGCGACGGTGAGCAGCTTATTCGCAAAGTCTACGTGCCCAAAACCGTCAACCCGTTCGGCTTTCAAATCCAACTTATCGACGCCGATCAGCTTGACGACAATTACAACCTCATGGGCCGCGCCGATGGAACGCAGATCCGCATGGGCGTTGAGGTGGACGCTAATCAAAAGGCACTGGCCTATCACATCTTCCAGGGCAACCCTTACGAGGCATCGTTCGGCAGCTCCAACCGCGTGCGTGTTCCCGCCGATCAGATCATCCATTGGATCATCGCGCACCGCACCGGCCAGACGCGCGGCTACCCGTGGATGGCCTCCGGCATGGGCCAGTTGCGGATGCTTGACGGGTACTTCCAGGCGGAGTTAGCTGCCGCGCGCATCGGCGCTTCCATGCTTATGTCTATCGAGACCGCCAAGGACGCCGATCCCGACGCCGATGAAATCGAAGGCGACGGAACCAACGCCGATGGTTCCAAAGCTATCGACATCGGCATCGGCAGCGCCATCGACCTCACGGGCACCGGGGCCACACTCAACAATCACACGCCCACGCATCCGACCAACGCCTTTGACCCGTTCACAAAGCAATCGGGACGGCTGATCGCATCCGGTTTTAATGTTCCCTATCACTCGCTATTCAACGATCTAAGCGGCGTGAATTATAGCTCCGCACGTATCGGCGAGATGGAGGTACGCGAGTTTTGGATGGAGATGCAGACCTCGTTTATCGATAACGTGGCAGAGCCTATTTACGATGCGTGGCTCGGCGCTGCTCTTCTCAATCAAGCCATCGCTCTGCCTTTTGCGGACCGCAAGCGGTTCTGCGGTGAATTCATCAAGTGGGAGCCGCGCCGTTGGCCGTGGATTGATCCGCTCAAGGATGTGCAGGCCAACACCTTGCTCGTGCAAAACGGTTTCGAGACACACGAAAGCATCCTCAACAGCGTGGGCCGTGATCTGGAAGAAACCTACACGGAATTGGCGCGTGAACAGGAACTCGCGGACGACTTGGGCATCGCGCTTGGCACCGATATTCGCGGCCAGGGCACAAGCGAAATCAACAATGAAGATGAGACGCCGGAAGATGCCACCGGCGAGGCCCCAAAAGAGGAAGACGAAAAACCCACGTCGCCCGCAAAACCCGTCAGGCCAAAGGCCGGCACAAAGCCGGCCCCGGCAAAGCCGAAAGTGAAACCGGGCCGCAGTCTCACGCGCGGAATGCATCCGGCCAATGCCGCGCTGTGGGACCTCACGAAAGAGGATGAACAATGACACGCACACTTCGCACCCTTGCAGTGATCATAGCTTTTACTGTTCTCTGCGCCCTGATCCCTGCTCTCTGTTTTGCGCAGACGGTGACGGTCACCGCGCAGCATCTTGGGGGTACCGTTCCGTTCACGGGCATGGTATCTTGGCAGCCCACGCTCACTAACGGCACGCCCGCCAGTGTCCAGATGTATGGCGGTGGGCAGACAACCACACCCCCACTCACCACATATGCCTCCGCTGGAGCATTCACGCTTGTCGTTCCCGCGACTGATCTGACTAACCCCGCGAACCTCTGTTTCCGCGTCACGGCGCTGCTGAAAGGCGTCAACGTGCTCGGACCCGGTTACACGTGCGTGCAGCCGCATTACGCGGCTACTTCTTCTGGAGATTGGTGCCAGGCTGGCGTGTGCAATTTCGATAACTACATTCCCAACCTTCCCGCACAGTCGGTGGAGCAGGGTTTGAGCACCATCAACGGCCTGGCCGGCCAGTTCACTTTTCATGGTCCCGGCCTGACTCAGGCCGGAACGGACTTCTATTTTGGCGGTGGTGGCGGCGGCGGCTGGGCGTGGCTCGGCACATGGAATAGCAGCACAGCTTATGCCATCGGCGATGCAGTGGGTTATCTTGGCTCCTCCTATCTAGCCACTGCGGAAAGTACTAACCATTCGCCAACTGACACAACTTACTGGTCTCTCCTGGCTCAGGCTGGCGCGCCGGGAGCTGCTGGCGCGATAGGTCCAGCCGGGCCAACCGGACCAACAGGACCGACCGGGGCTACAGGTCCGCAAGGGGCAACAGGACCGACGGGGGCCTCTGGCCCAACCGGGCCGCAAGGATCGCAAGGGATTCAAGGCAACACCGGCCCGGCGGGAGCAACCGGAGCTACCGGGCCTCAAGGACCATCGGGCGGATCAACTAACTGGCGCGCAGCATGGAGCGGTTCGAACGCCTACGCCGTTTATGATGCAGTGAGTTATAGCGGCTCATCTTATATCGCCACAGCCTCCGGAACGAATCACGAGCCGGATATCAGCCCCTCGTACTGGCAGCTACTGGCTCAGGCCGGAGCAACCGGCGCAACGGGCGCGCAAGGCTCTCAGGGCATCCAGGGAGCAACCGGTAACACCGGAGCTACGGGCGCCACAGGACCGACCGGAGCGGCTGGACCGAACTCTGTCAGCACGGCAACCACAACGTCAATGTCTTGTCTGCTCAAAGGCAACGGATCGAACGTGGCCTGTGCCGGTTCGGGCACTGATTACGATCCGGCAGGCGCGGCCAGCACGGCACAGGCGAACGCTATCGCAGCAATTCCGGCGGCATCCTCCACCACTCCGAGCATGGACGGCACAGCGGCGATTGGATCGAGCGCCACCTACGCCAAAGCCGATCACGTCCACCCTGCGGATACGAGCCGTCTCGCGGTCTCCGCATTCACGGCGGCGGCCATTGAGTCACTGATCGGAGCCAGCGAATATGATGCCTACGGCGCGGCGGCCACAATCACACTGAGCGGCCTGGGCGGCGTTCCAACCACACGAACCGTCAACGGCCACGCGCTGAGCGCCAACGTGACCATCAGCGCCTCGGACCTGACCACTGGTACATTGCCTCACGGGCAGCTCCCCGCGCTCGTCTCCGGCGACATACCGGCCAACGCGGCCAACACTAGCGGCGGCGCAGCCACGGCGGCAAACTTCACCACGCCGATCACCGGCCCGGTGATGGGCAATGGCGCATCGGCTCCCAGCGCGGCCACGAGCCACAATCACAGCGTCATCGCCAACTGCATTGCGGCCAGCGGCTCCGGCACAGCGTACACCTGCTCCACGGCTCCCACATTTACTCCGGCCTCCGGTGATCACATCCAGTTCAAGGCCGATGTGGCGAACACCGGCGCGGCCACGCTGGCGGTCAACGGTGCGTCCGCGGCCAGCATCAAGAAGTGGGGTGCAAGCAGCACGCTCGCGGCCAATGACCTCTTGGCTGGCCACTGGATCAGCGCGACCTACGACGGCACTTACTGGCAGTTGGAGGGGCAGCTCGGAAACGCCAACGCGACGCAGGTCAACGGGGCCACGGTGCCAGCCTCGGCTAATGTTTTGGGCAGCAACTCGATCGGCCAACCAGTGGCGGCGAATGCAGCTCAGATTGCTTCAGCGATGGCTGGTCAGCGGCCTTTCCTTTGTCAGCCGGGAGGCATCGGCGACGGTCTGAACGCTATCACGGCGGGAACCTATCCCATGGTGGCGTGCAAGAACACGACTGGCGTTACGGTGACGCTAAGTGGTGTGTCCTGCTACTCGAACAATGCCGGGTCTACGACGCTGGCAATCGCCGACTACAACTCTTCGGGAACACTGGTGGGCACCGTGGCCGCTGCATTCACCTGTGCGAATCCTTACGCGAACGGAACATTCGGGAGCCAAACCACAATGTCCTCCGGAGACTATCTTCTCTTCACGATGGTGGCAGACGGCACGACGAAAACAACCTCATACGAGATTCACGGAGTCTACTAAATGAAAAGACTGATTGCACTTCTCGCGCTTCTTCCCCTGCTGGCTATGGGCGGGGGACAGACTGTGATGACAGGGAATCACCGCCACGTGTTTGCGGCGGGCGGCACGCCCACTTGGACACAGAAGAATCTTAAAGTAGGCTCTACTTCTGCGACATTTACGAATCCCCTTACCAGCGGAAGCGTGATCATATGCAGCGCGGGCTACGCTCAGACGAGTGCATACACGTTATCTGATACTGCTGGCAATTCTTATGCTGACTCTGGCTTTGGTAGGATGGGCTATTCGGCAAATATGTACTACAATCAAGTACTCATCGCCTATAACACCCACACAACCGCTTCCGACACAATTACCGCTTCTCCATCGGATAGCTACCAGTTGGCTTGTTCTGAATGGACCGCCGGAGGGGGAACAATTTCCATTGACCAGAAGGCGTCGGTTACAAACCAAACATCTGGCACTGGCGGAGCAAACTCTTTAGTCCTTCCTTCCATAACAACTACAGCGGCGGGCGATTTGATTTATGTGGCTATAGGCTCTCAGTCGGCCAATATCACAGCAGGAACTAGCCCAAATGCCTTCACGCTGATTCAAGCGAATCTTGGGCTTGGGTCAGAATATTTCATTCAGCCAGCAGCCGGAGCGATAGCGGCAACAGCAAGCGATACCACAACCGGAGAACATTGGACCGGGATTGTAATTGCTTTCAAGTAACTAGGAGGCATCATGGCAGTTCAGTTGGCGACACCATTTTCGATCAGCGGCCCCGGCATCACGGCGGAGACCGACGCATACGCGGCAGCAACGCGGTACACCATTGACACGGTGGGTCAGACCATCCAAGTCACTTTCCCGCTGGGCACGGCGACCACCAGCGGCGGCAAAACAACGGCGTTTGTGCCGGGGCTGCTGGCCAATCAGAGCGGTTCCGTCTCCATCCAGTTTTCGCTCATCAGCAACACCTGGAGCGCGTCGAACCAGCAGACAGGTACGCTGACCAGCGGGCAGATTGCGGCGGTACAGGCCATCATGGCTGGGGTTGAGTCGGCGATCCGCGATGCAGCAGAGGCTTTCGCGCTGAGTGTCGGCGTGCTGGCCGGTACGAATGTGCCGTGGTAGAGCGGTAAAAGCGGGAGTACAGCAGGGCGGGGCTTAGGCCTCGCCCTTTTCTTTGCAAATTGGCGAGCTTTTTCGCTTTGGGCGCAACGTCAAAGTATGAGCACTAAGAGCATACCGGCGGCGCTTCCGATGCAGTATAGGGCCGCGAAAATTGATGCGGAGCCGAAAGAGGGCGAACGGCTGTCTGGCCCCGATCCGGGCCGGTTTCGCTTTGCCGTCTCCAGTGAAACCCCGTATCTGCGGAATTATTGGGAGGGCGCTGCGAATGAGATTCTTCAGCACGACAAGAAGAGCATTCGCACGGATCGCCTCGATTCCGGCCAGGTTCCCAATAACTTCAATCACGATCCCAATAAACAACTCGGCATCGTAGATAAGTATGAAATCAATGACGGCCGGCTTGTGGTTGAGGGTCCGTTCAGCCGCTCGGCGTTTGCGCAGGAAAAGCGCCAGGATTATGACGACAAGATCCTCACATCCGCATCCGTGGGTTACCGCATTCATAAGATGGTGCGCACTGAGGATGAGGACAACCCCGATGCGCCCGACGAATGCCGCGTAACCGATTGGGAGCCGTTCGACGCATCGTTCGTCACCGTGCCCGCTGATCCAACCGTCGGCGCGGGCCGCTCTGAATCCAGCGATAAGAACTTCTCGGTTGAAATTGAAACCGTCTTGCGGCGGAGCGAAGTACCGCCCGCTGCCCAACCTGCAATCGAAGTGCCACCGCAACAGGAGAACAAAAACATGGCCGAAACGGCTGAGAAAACCGCAGCGGAACTTGAGCTTGTGCGGCGCAATGACATTATGGCCGTTGCGACCGATTCTGATTTCCGTAAGTACGTCACCATTGACGAGGCCCAGAAAGCCATCGCCGACAATACCTCCTCGGATAAGTTCCGCGACCTCGTTTCGCGCAAGATTTGCGCGGCCAACGATGCCAGCAAGGTGGGCACCGCGGGCAGCAACCTTTTCAGTGAAATGGATCAGTCCGACCAGAAACGGTTCTCCGCTTTCCGGTTGGTCCGTTCGCTCACCAACTCCGCGCGCCCCGGCACTTTCTCCACATCTCTGTGCGATGCGGCCCTGGAGCGCGAGTTCAGCGATGAACTGAAAAAGCGCCTCAAGATCACCACGGAAGGCCCGCTGATTCCGGACTCCATGTCGCGCGCCCTGGGTACGCAGACCATCGGCAGCGGAGCCGGCCAGATAGCGGTGACCTCCGAGGCCGGTGCCGTGGCAACCTACACGCGGCCGGAAGTCATCGAGCTTTTGCGTAATCGTCCGCGCGTTGAGCAGCTTGGCGCGCGCCGCCTGGGTGGATTGACCGGCATCATCCGGTTGCCCCGCCAGTCCGGCGCCGGCACTGCGCAGTGGGTGGGTGAGGGCGCGGCTGTGACTCCTGCCGATCTCTCTATGGACTTCATCTCCGTGACTCCGCGCCGCATCTCGGCGCAGACCGCATGGACCGTTGAACTGTTGGCTGAAACTGCGCCCGACATTGAGGGCCTGGCCCGCGCCGATCAGGACCGGGTCATCATGCTCGCCCTTGACCTGGCCGCAATCAGCGGTCCCACCGGCGGCGCGAACCCGGTTGGCTTGATGAATATCACCGGCCTCACGCTGCTTTCGCCCTCTGGCACTGCGTTTGCAGACGGTGGCAAGCCGCTCACCTGGGCTGACATTCTTGCGTTTGAATCCACCGTTGCAGCCGCCAACGCGGATGTGGCCACATCTGGATTCATGTTCACGCCGGAGGTACGCGCCCAGCTCAAGGCAACGCCGAAGTTTGCATCCGGCTACGCCGTCCCGATCTGGGATGACGGCCCCAAGGACCCGCTGGGTATCGACACGCAAGGCCCCGCCGGCTATCGCGCGGCCGTCACCAATCAGCTCGCCAAAAACGGAACCAAGGCAGGCGTAACCGGCTCCATCCTGCACAACGCCATCTTTGGCGATTGGGGCCAGTTGATCGTTGCCGATTGGGGCGCGCGTGAGGTGGTTGTCGATCCGTACACCCAGGCCGCCAGCGGCGCGATTGTGGTCACTCAGCGCGCGCTGCACGACGTTGCTTGCCGGCACGTCGCCGCCTTCGTTGCCAACCCCTACATCGCAATCAGCTAATCACCCAGCAACACAACAACCACAACAGGCGGGGCCGCAAGGCCCCGTCGTTACAAATCCCAGGAGGGGATCGATGCTTACAGCGAACAAGGGAAATAAGAGCGTCAACGTCGTGCTGCGCGTTGACATGGTTGTGGACGGTGAGCGCATGGAAAAGGGAGACGTGGTGGAAATTTCCGGCCACAACTTCAAATACCTCGTCCAACATGATCGCGTGGCCGAGGCAACCACCGAGAACATCGCCGCCGTCAAGGCGGAGGTTAAAAGCGCGAAGGAAGCCGCCGAACGCGCCAAGCTGCCCAGCGATAACGAAGTCCTCAAGGCCCGCGTTGCCAACCTGGAAGCCGAACTGGCCACCGCAAAGAAAGGCAAGTAAACCGCCATGTTTGGGGATTCCGATCTCGCTGTTTTCTTCGCCGACTTCGGCGCAACCACGCCGGTGATCTGGAATAACGAGCCCGCCGTGAACGGAATCCTCGACACGTCCACCGATGTTTTCTCGCACGGCGGAGGCCCTGGAGGCGTGGAGCGCAACACGGTCATGCTCCACATCCCGTACAACGCTTTCACGGCCACGCCCAAGCCCAAAGATTCAATCACCGTGGGCGGTGTTTCGTACACCGTCCACTCCCTGCCTGAATCGCGCGACATGCAGGTCACTGAGTTGTATCTCAAGAGAGCGTGATGCAAACCAACTTAACGAATCGAATGCTGCAACCTGATCGCGAGGGAAGCTATGAGCAAGAGTGTAAATTCCGTAACATTGCTGGGCAACGTAGGCCAGCCGCCGGAATCGAAGCAATCGCAAAACGGAACATTGCGGACGACGGTCTCCATTGCGACCAACGAACGGAAAAAAGTTCCCAACACTGACAAGTGGGAAGATCACACCGAGTGGCATTCGGTGATCTTCTTTGGCCGCCTGGCTGAAATCGCCCGCGACTATATCCGCAAAGGCTCCAAGGTCTATATCTCCGGCCGCCTCCGCACCATCACCTGGGAAGACGACACCCAGCAGAAACGCTGGAAAACCAACATCGTTGCCGAGGAGCTTGTCTTGCTCGACGGCAAAGACTCCACCCCTGCCAAAGTTCCCGATGAAGCGTACGGCGAGGCGTTCTGATGGCTCAGACCATCTGGACGCAAGCCGCAACGGCCATCATGACCGCACTCAACGCCCCAGGCGCGCCCGCTCCGTTCTACCGGGCGCGCTTTGAGGCTGTGGGTAACACTGAAACTGCCGGAAACCTCTACCCGACCAAGATCGATTGCAAGTACGAGTGCGCCCAAGACTCCGTAAGGATCGACGCCTCAATGGTGGTACGCGCCAGCATCGCAGCCACCGATCAGGTTGACCTGGCCGCTGATCCGCTCGTGCTGTGGGCGTGGCAGCGCATCCGCATTGATCCCACGCTGGGCCAGCTCGTGGAAGATGCCTACGTCGATAACATTGAAATCGGCTACGTGGATAAGTCTGCAAGTGATCAGGTTTGCGTGGATATGACGATCCGGGTTGAAGTAGAGGTAGACAGAAACGACCCGTCAATCAATAAAACGTATTTGGCCGCTTAGGCCTGGAGGAAACACGAAATGGCTTTGCTTGCGCCAACAGTAACCGTAACCCCGGCACCTACTACCGTCACCGCAGTGCAGGCGGTTGCGGTCACTGTTGCCGTTACCGGCTCCGGCGCCACGCCCACCGGCTCCGTGAAAATAACCAGCGGCGCTTTCACGTCCGCCGCCACGCCTTTGGTGGCTGGCTCCGCAGTCATCGCCATTCCGCCCGGCGCATTGGCCGTGGGCATCAACGCGCTGGCCACCGCCTACACTCCGGATGTGAACAGCGATGCCGTGTACACCGCAGGCACTGGCACAGCCAACGTGACGGTAACCGCCGTCGCCGTTACGCCCTGCAAGTTGCAAGGCTATGTGGCCCAGCTTGGCTACGTTCCGGCCGCCGGTGGGGCCATGCAAATTCTTGCCGGTCTCAAAGACCTTGACGGCGAGTTCAAGGCGGATGAGTTGGATTCGAGCGACCATAGCGGATCGTGGAAGGGTCGCATGTTGGGGATGCTCGATTTCACCGCTACCGCCAAGCTCGATTACATCGCTGGCGATTCCGGTCAGGAAGGATTCTTGCAGGCGCTCATCAACCGCACCCCACTGCAAATCTATCTCTTTCCGAAGCAGGGCGCTGGCTCTGGAGTCGATCAGTACGCGGGCACCGTGGTCATTCCCAGTTACAAGTGGTCTGGCAAGATGAAGGATTTGCAGGACGCCACCTTCAGCCTCGCTAACGCCGCGAACACCGGGTTTGCGGTCTCCGCGCAGTAACCGGGGTCCCTGGTGATGGGTCCTTATCACCGGGGTGGAGTTAGTTCAGGGCGCTCCCAGGTTATGCCTTCGCCGGGGAGCTTTGAGGGAAGGGCCAGCCGCCTTGTAACCGGCTGGCCCTCTTTTTTACACAGAAAGTTGAGGAATTATGGGAACCGTAGTGATCTTCAAAAAGCCAATCTTTGTTGACTTCGACCGCCGCCGCGAGGTGGTTTTCAATTTGAACACCGAGATTCTCATCCGCAACGCCGGCGGAAAGGATAGCTCGTTGTGGGACACCATTGGTGAGACCAAGGATGAGGCCACCGGCCAGATCAGCCGAACCCTCGATGTGAATGTCGAGAACCTGCGCCTGTACCTCTGGGCGGCGCTCCAGGGGGATGCCAGGGCGCGCGGTGAGGCTCTGACGATAGAAGATGTGGGCGCGCTGCTCTCGCGCCGCAAATGGGTCATTCCAGCCGTCCGGGCCATCAGCGAGGCGCTCAACCAATACTACGGAGATGAGCCCGCGGGGGAAACACCCGCCCCAGCCGTAAGCGTGTAAGCTCGGGGCGCACAACACGCAAAAAGGTCTCACTATGGACATGGGAAGATGCTTTCCGCATGGTCTGCGGTGAGATGGGCCTCGCACCCTCTGAATTCTATCGGCTGCTCTACTCGGAGTTGAGCCTCATCCTTGAGGGCTACCATGCGCGCCACAAGCGCGAACAGCGCGAACGCCGCGAGGAGTCCGCGTGGATGGTGAGCTGGCTGCTCATCCCGCACAGGAAAGCCGATGCCGATCCCATCACGCCCGATCAACTCATGGGCCGCAAACCGCGCGGCAAGCCCGCGCCAGCGTTCGCCAATGACGAAGCCAAGGCACGTGCGCTGGTTACCGCTTTTGCTGCACAATCGAAGAAGAAGAGGTTGACTGATGGCAAGTAAGGGCGGCGTGATCGTTGTCGTATCCGGCGAAGACAAAACCGGCGAAGTCTTCGCCGCAGTCAAAAAGCATTTGGACGAAACCCAGGCCGCCGCCAAGTCCACTTCGGAATCCCTCGGCAACATCGGCAAGATACTCCAAAGCGGCCTCCAGACGGCGGGTATTGCCATCGGCATCGCTGCCATAGTGCAAGGTTTTAAATCGATGGTCACCTCCACCATGGAGGCCGGTGTCCAGCTTGCTCACCTGAATCAGCAGACTGGCATTTCCGTTGAAAACCTCTCCATCCTCAAATATGCTGCGCAATCGACCGGCGTTGACTTTGATACCCTCACGCGTGGCTTCAAGAAACTCGCGGTCACTGCCTATGAGGCCGATAACGGGAACAAAACAGCAGCCAAAGGCTTTGCACAGCTCGGCATCTCCACCGAGCAACTCCGCGCCAAGGGTGATGATATGTATGGCGTTCTGACTCTGATCGCCGACAAATTCCACGCCATGCCCGACGGAATCAATAAGAGCGACACAGCCGCCAAAATCTTCGGCGCCCGCATGGGCTCTGAGATGATCCCCGTCCTTGATGCTCTCGGCGGCAAGATGGACTCAGTGAAAGCCGAGGCCCAGGCACTCGGCATCGTGTGGGATGAAGCGGGAATCCAAAAGATGGAGGAGATGCATAAGACCTCCGCTAAACTTCAAGGCGCGCTACAGGGACTTGGCTTATCTCTTATCTCCGACCTCGCGACACCCCTTGAAACTGTCATTGTCGATCTGACAACCGCTATTACAAAAATGCAAACATTGATGGATATAGGTGGAAATATCCATAAGGCTAAGCAGGGCGATCAAGCTGCCACCACAATGGCATCGCTTCCCCTTGAATTGAGAGGCTTTTCCAATCCAGATAAAACCATGCATGATGCGGCAGCTCAAAAGGGTGCTCTAGAGGCCCAATTGAGAGCCGCAGGACTTTCAGAGGCAAAGAAAGCTGAGCTACAAAAGCAATGGCATGACGCGGATCTGCGCGAAAATGCCGCCTATTTCCAGAAGTCCACCGATCAGGTTTCTGCCGCCTATACCGCAAGAGAAAAGTTTGTAAAAGGTGATCCGAATGATCACAGGGGCCGTGTGGCCTTTTTGGCTGACGATAAGAAAACGACCGACAATCTCACAAATAGTCTTGCACAGCAAGCAGCGGCAATGTCGCGTCTAAACGATGCAATGAAGACTACTTCAAAGACGTCTTCGTCATCCGGTGGCGGCGGAGGTGCGCACAGCGGCTCTAGAGGCGGTGCAGCCGGCGGGGATGGACTGGTTGTCGTTCCGTGGTCAGAGACCGCGTTGCAATCACAGATGGATGCCGCGCAACACTTGTTGGATGAGGCTCAAACAAAACGAAAGGAGTTGTTTGATGAGGCTGCGGCTCGGGCTGCGGCGGATGGCCAGGCGGCGTGGGACAAGATGAACGCCACGGATCTATCGTCCGCCGGACAGGGACTCTTTGGTCCCGCTAAACTACCAAAGGCTACGCTGGCGCCACAGGCGGCCGATCATAATGCAATTGATGGTGAGGCGGAAAAGTTTGCTCACGGTGTCTTCGATCCGCTCTTTGACTTGGGCGAAAAATGGGACAAGCAATGGAAGCAAATCCGCACCAACATGCTCAAGGACATTGGGCAGACGGCGGAGTCTCAACTTTTCAAGGGATTGTTCGGGGATAGCACCGGACGCGGCGGCAAGGGCTGGGATGGTAGCGGAGGCCGAAAGGGCGTATCGGGAACTGGGGGAGCGGTAGGAGCGGGACTTTCGTCACTGGAGGGGCTGTTTCACAAGAAGTCCAGCCCGGTATCGAATGGGACGGGAGCCACCGGCGCGGGAACGGTGCTCAGTTCGGTTGCGAGCTCACTACAGGCAGGTAAGGCGGCGGGTGCGGGTGCGGGCGGCGTGCAAGTGATCATCAACAACACGGGCACGCCGCAACAGGTCGATTCCACGCTCCAGTCCGGCGGCGGTGCCGATCCTGAGCAGATGGTGATTCAGATCATGACGAAAGATTTGAACACCCATGGCCCAATGTCACAAGGAATTCTTGGGCTGCTCTCGATGGCTTAAATCTGAGGGATGAGTTGGAATGAATCCAGAAAGCGTAAAGCATCGGGATATGGTTGCCCTATTCTCGATACCACTGCTGTTTTATAGAACTTGGTGCCGACTAAATAGAAGCGGGCAGAATAGTGGCCTATAGCGCTCTCTGCCTCAAACTCGATACCAGAGTGAGTGCCGAGTATGATTTTTTTCTCACTGAGAAGATGTGACGTGGAAGCCGTTAGAAAGCCATCTTTTACACGTTGCAACTCAGCATCAGAATCTAAGCCTCCAATTCCGCGATCATCCATCGTGACGAACATTCCTGTTTGACCATCCTGTGCAAAATATAGGCGTAATTCAACGGTTCCCGTAGGCGTTGGAACATTATTTTTTGTTAAATGTGGCTCAGAGGGGCAGGAAACACTAAACCCATCAGAGGGATAACTGTAAGTTTTAAACTGCGCGGCTTGCGTGGCAGCAAGCGGAATAGGCTGTTCGCTGGGCTGCAAAACTCCGACGATGGAATAAGTCTCGCTCTCTGTTACTCCGGTACCATCGAGGCTCGGTGCTTGCATGGATAATTTTACTTGGCTGTGTTTGAATGTTGCATATATTGTGTCGTTTGGCCAAGGTCTCCTGCAATCACGATAGACGGTAGATGCTCGATTATCCGCTAATGCGTTGGCTATATTGGCAGATATGTTAGCCTTCGCCACGCATTGTGCTATCACGATGCGTCCGTCCGGTAAAAGAAGTTTCAACGTTGCCCCTGTTATACTCACCGTGCCAGAGTCAGGAAGTGTCCAATGAGAAGTACACCCCGTGCTGTAGCAGTATGTGCTATCTTTCCCCTCAACTTCCCAATTATAAGAAGAGGTCATCGGAACATTTTCTATTATGGTAACTTTGATCTTTTTACTGTCTTCGGTCCATGCAAAGGCAGCGGAAAGGGAAAAGCAGAGAACGAGCGCGAGAAGCAGTCTGCGCATATTACCTCCAAATGAAAGCGCCCTAAGTATACAACGCCACGCCGTGTTTTAATCGATGGCCAGTGGAAAAATCGCAGTGATCTCCATCTCAATTAAAGTTTTAGCCTTGAATCCGCAGACCGCGCGCCATGATCTGCCGCCAATTCTCTTGCCATAGTTCCGGGAAGGCCGCTTGCGCCGCGCGCTCCACATCCTGCTGCATTTCGAGCTTTGGCTTGATGCGCGCCTCGGGGATGAGCAGATAAAATGGGTAAGCGTCCCGATCCGTCCAGTACCGGCCCATGATGGCCTTGTGTCCATCGCCAAGGCTCTGCACAAAGAACACGAACCCCTGTACAACTTTCTGGTTGCGCAGTGCAATCTGGCCTTTGCGCGTGCGCGCCGTGAATCGGCCGCCCACCGCAGTGAGCAGCGCGCCTGGCTTTAGTTCTGCCGGAATGATCCCTGGGGCCAGTTGCCGGAGGTATTTGGTTGGCACCGAAATATAATGATGTCCACCCCACGGAACTTTCTCGCCGCCGTCCTCCTGGATGCCAAGATAATCAGGGTGGCCAGGCGTGTCGGTGTGCGTGTGAACGTCGGCCTCGATCACCACGCCATTCTTTTCCGCCGGCTTGATGCGGATGCCTTGCTGTGTGAAGTTGTTCCGGAGCGTGAACTTTCCGCCTAGGTTCTCTTGCACCACGGTCTGTCCGGCCTTCGCGCATCCCGTCAGCGTCTTGGCCAGGGCAAACGGTAGCTGCCTCTTTTGCAGATCGTTCAAGCCCGCCACCGCTTCACTCACATCCACCGTTGCTTTGAGTTGCATGGCTCCATTTTGCGCCCTTTTCGATAAGAGCCGCATGGTTGAGTTATGGCGACATTCCCGCTCATCTTCCCAAGCCTTTCGCGCCAACCGTCGATGGATACCTCAAAAAAAACCGAGGATGACACGATCCGTGATCCGATGGAGAGCGGGGATGTTGCTACGCGCCCGCGCGGAACCCGAGCCCGCCGCACATGGCCCTTCAACGTCCGTAACCTGGTCGCTGAGGATGTTCGCGCGTTGGATGAGTTTTTTATGTCCTCGTCTTACGCGGCGCGCGGCGGCAACGCATTCCTCTATCCCAATCTGCTCCCCAATTGGTCCTTTGAGTTCCCGGCCCTCAACGCCACTGACATTGTCTCCGGTTGGAACGCAGCCGCAGTAACTCAGGAGTCCATCGGTATCTCAACCGCAACCGTTGCGGATGGCACCCAGGCAATCAGCTTTGGCACCGTGGCGGGGCAGGCTGTCGCGGCGAATACAACCGCCTCCGCGCAGCTCAACTGTGGCGTCGCGGTGCCCTGCAAGCCCGGCGAGGTGTATGTCTTCACTGGGCAAGTAAACGCCAACGCGGGAACGCTGGCCGCCGGTGTCCTGAACGCGCAGGTAAGCGTGTCTTTCTTGGACGGCTACGGCAACCCGCTCTCCGCACTCACTGGGCCTTCCGCAACCATCGGCGGCGGATGGCTCCCGTACGGATACCAGTTCACCGTTCCCGCCAATGCTGTGAGCTGCAGCATCGCTCTGCTTACCACGCTCACCAATTCCACCGGAGTGGCCATCATGCTCGACGGCTCCGCGTCGGTTGCTTGGGACACAGTGGGCTGTGCGCTGCAAACCCCGCTCACGCTCTACGGCCGCATGGTTGGATCACATTCGCTCGGTTGCCTTGTGCGCTTTTCTTCGCTGCCTGAAATAGCCGACATCGGCTGGGGAAACGGCGTAAAAGTCTACGGAGCCAAACTCGAGCTCCAGGAGGTCTGATGAGCGCCGGTGCATCTCCCATGGCGGTTCTATCTTTGGCCGCGCAACGCGATAAATCCAAACTTGCCTCGGGCGACGCTTGGATTCTGCTTTTGGATATTATTTGGTCTGGCACACACATTCGCCTAGCGCGCAACGTGGACCCTATCCAGTTCGATGCTGGAGACGGCAACGGAGTTCAGACCTATCAAGCCTTCAATTTTGACTTGCAGGTCCAGCAGCCTGGCAATTCAACCTTACCGACGATCACCCTGACCGCATCGAATGTCATGCGCATCTTGCAAGGTATTATTGAGCAATATGCGGGCATCGCGGGCGCCACCGCGAACCTTTACGTCTATAACACCGCGCATCCCTCCGGTGAACCAAACCTGGCCGTAACGACGACCGTAATGAAGACCGTCTGCACGGCGGAGGTGGTCACCTTTACGCTCTCAGCTCCATCTCCTATGCGTCAGCTTTTCCCTAAGTATCTTTATCGTGCCGATTTTTGCATGTATGTCAGTAATTACAAGGGGCCGCAATGCCGGTATGCTGGCGCACTCGCAAACTGCGACGGAACCTATTCTGGAGCAAATGGCTGTGTAGTGCATGACAACGCGGGCCGCTTCGGAGCTTTCCCCGGAATCGGAACCAACGGCATGGTTTTGGCGGCGCAGCAATGACAACAAAACTACCGTCCTCACTATGGCTTGACTTGTTGGGCAAGCCTTTCAGTGACGGCGCTCGCGGTCCGTATGCGTATGACTGCGTGGGCTTGCTCCTGGAACTCGAGTACCGCTTCGGCAATCCAGTTCCCGCTTGGGTGAGCCATGTGCGCGAACTGGCCGGCGCGCTAGGCTCCTGGGAGCCAATCACCGATCCTCAGCCTGGGGATGGCATCCTGATCCGGTCCGATAACCCACGCTGGCATGTGGGGGTGGTCTGCGGAGATGGTTATATGATTCATGCCCATCCGGACTGTGGAGTGGTCAGAGAGCGGTATAACTGCTTTCCGTGGCAAGCTCGAATTGAGGGCTTCTATCGATGGAAACAGGTCTGATCCCGAATGAGTTAGCCAATATTACATGCGTTGAGCCGCCAATCTCCGTTCCGGGCCTGTTTCCTCTTGCTTGTCGCTCCGTCCATATCATCGAGAACCTGAATCCTTTTCGGCCAGAGGATAAGCGCGTTATCGAGATTGATCCGCTGGATAACGAGAGTCTGGCGGCGATTGTCACGCGCGTCGGCCTGCACCCGGAAGACTATGAGTGCAGTCTCAATGGCGGCCTGATTCCAACGAGTGAAATATGGGCCACAGCGGTTAGCTGCGGCAATGATATTGTTCTTTTTCCTCGGACGGCTGGCGGCGCTGCGAAAAGTATGCTTGCCATACTGGGCGGAATCGTTGCCTGTCTTGCTGTTGGTCTGGCGATGTTCTTTTGCCCAGCCCTTGTACCGTTTGTCCTGGCAAATTGGAACATTGTCGTTGGTGGTTGCTTTTTAGGCGGCGAGATGCTGACAGCGTATCTGCTTCAGCCCGGCCAGCCCTCTCCGGCATCTTATTCCACAACCTATGATCCTACCGGGCCAAAGGGGCTTGCACGGCCAGGCGTACCCGTTCCGAAGGCGTATGGAACATTCGGATGGTGCGGAAATATTGTTTCCAGCTATGTGAGTTTCGCCGGGCCGAAAGCGTATATCAACGCGCTGGTAAGTTACGGCTGGGGAATTGCTAACAATATCGCTTCCCCGCTCCTCAACAATCAGAACATTTCTAATTTTGCCGACTGCTCATATCAGACCCGGCTCGGCAGCAACACCCAGGCGGCTATCGACGGCTTTGATAGCACGGTCAACGGCTACCCCCAAGATATTGAGCTTCTAGTGGCGAATGGGCACTTCGTTGTTTCCGGCACCGGAACGAACGTGCAAGGGTTGGAAATCACCGTGAAGTTCCCCCGCGGCCTCTATTGCGTCACAGCCGATGGAAATTATGTAACCTGCCACTTTATTTACAGCATCGAAGTGGCCCCGCACGACTCCAATGATTGGACCATGCCGCTTTTTCCGAACATGGCTAATACCAGCACGGTGGCCAGCTTCCATTCGGGCGATACCTATGAGACCTGGCCGGCTTGGGTTGTCATCCCCACGGATCAGTTTGCTGGAAGCGGCCTCGTCTACGCCTCCGATAATGGAACGCACACGCCCGGTGATCCATGGACCTCGACGGAGAGTGTCACAACCATTAACCCGGATGGCTCATCCGGTAGCACGAGCCATACATTTCAAGGCGTTTGGCAGCCCTGCGATCCTAATACCAACCCTGTGTTATGTAGCTCGTGGTTCCAGGGATTCGTTCACGTTCAGAACTACACCACTTCGGCCATCTTTGATACCCAGTGCATCTATGGCCTCACGCCAGGCCAGTGGGATGTGCGCGTTACCAAAATCTGCTACTACCAGGATCAGCACTTACCCATTTACAGCGACTCGACCGATGCACAGCATGTGGCGGATGGCTGGCTGTGGAATATCAACGAGCTTTTCTGGTCGAATCTAACTTACCCGAACATGGTCTTGCTGGGCGTGAAAGCGCTGGCTACCGAGCAGATGAGCGGCGCGAATATACAGATCATGGCCACCATTACCCATGATATTGGCGCAGACACCGTACTGCCGGCGGCGCTGGCTATTTATGAGCACGATAATCCGGCCATCGTGGCCTATGATGTGCTGACCAATCCGACCTATGGCATGGGTGTGCTCCCTGTCAATATCGACGTACCAGCCTTCGTTGCCTGGGCAGACTTCAATGACGAGCTGGTGACCAATCAGAATGGCAGCCAGGTGCGCCGTCACATCTTCGCGGGTGTCTTCGATCAAACGAGCGATGCCTGGAAGACACTCCAAACCATCGGCAATATGAGCCGTGCGGCTTTAGTTCCACTGGGAATGCGGTACACGGTGATTCTCGATGCGCCCGCCGATCCGGTGCAGCTTTTCACGGTAGGCAACGTAAAGAAGGACAGCTTTAAAGAGGAATGGCTCTCGCTCGATGAGCGCGCAACACTGATCGAATGCGCATTCGCGGATGCGGCCCGCAATTACCGCATGGACCTGCCCGTCTCGGCGATGACCGCGGCAGACATGAATTCCGGTCTTGAGCCGAAGATTGCACGCACACAACTGATTGGCTGCACGAGTCGAGATCAGGCTTGGCGCTGGGCATATCATCAACTAATTTCTACCAAACTTTCACTGCGCACGATCCAGTTTTCCGCTCCCATTGAGGCGGTATGTTGCAAAATCGGATCGGTGATTGCCTTCCAGTCCGACGTGACGCAATGGGGCGTCGGTGGCCGTGTACAGCCAGGCTCGACGCTGACCACTCTCAATATCGAGCGCACAGATCTCACTTTTGCCCCAGCCGCTGGATGGACAGTCAGCGTGCAGCATCCAGTGGTGAATCTTGGCACGGCACAGGTGTCCTCCACTTCCTCGAATGGCTCTATCGTCTACACCGCCGCTCCGCTGCCTCTGGGGCGTATTCTGAAAGCCGTGGGCCCTGATGGCACGGAATATACTGTCAACTCATATGGAGGTTCCGCGCTTACGCTTTCCGGCCCATCTTCACTTGTAAGCGGACAGACCATCACGCTCTACGACCAAGGCATGATCGAATGCCTGAATGTGCTCAGCGTAGTAACCACACCCGCATCTTCCAGCGGTTCCGGCGGCGCCGTAATTACTGTTTCCGGCTCTTTCTCCGCAGTGCCATCAACGGATAGCTCTTGGGCATATGGCCAGAGTGCAGGCGGCCAGCCCGCCAAGCTATTTCGTGTGATCAGCATTAAACAATCAGGAGATTTTAATTTCGACCTCGTGGCCCTCGAATACAATGCCGTTATCTACGAGGATGTTGTTCCGAACTACGGCCAGATCGTGGGCGTGCCAGATTCCACCCCAGCGATTATCAATCTCACGCTCAGTGAGCAATACCAAAACGGCACACTAACAGGCTCAAGCAATTCATCTATCGTGTCCGTCGGCTGGCAGAACAGTAACACGGCTGTGGGAGCACAGGTACAGGTGCAGGCGGCTGGAGGGCCGTGGAATACCATTGGGAACATACAGGGCCAGGGCTGCACCTTTGTGGGCACAATCGGCGTTGCTTACAACGTGAGAGTGACCGGCTTTGATTGGCAGAGCAATTTAGTTGGTACTCCAGTCACAGCATCAATCACCGTGCAAGCCTCCACGAACGCCCCAGCCGCAGTCACCGGCTTCAACGGCTATGCTACATTGGCTCAAAACGTGCTTTTCTGGACTCCAGTCTCAGGAGCGGATCATTACGAAATACGCTACGCGGCCCAAGGTGCAGCCTCATGGAACACTGCGGTGGTACTGTGGGATGGGACTGGTACCACTTGGACGGATTCCGCTCTTCGGACAGGCGTCTACATGATCGTCGCGGTCAGCTCTTTGGCCACTGGCAGCCTGGAAAGTGTGAGTCCTGCAAATTGCCAGATCGCGGCTAGTAGCCAGTTGAATTACTCATCCTTTGCGGCATTTTTGAATACGGGCACAATCAGCGCATCAGGGCGGCTAACTTTCAGCTTGCCAGCCGGAAACGTCTACACCTCTTCGGGGCAGGAAATTTCCCTGGGTGTTCAGACTATCCAATATCCTGGCACTCCGACACCGGGCACGAGCTATTACGGCTATGCCTTTTTGGATGCATCAGGCATACTCCATGCTATTCCTGATCCCGGAAGTGTTTCTCTTCCAGATCTTGCTCCGAATCCTACGCATGCTGCGGCTGCGGCCGCGGCGGGCATAGCCAACGCAATCATTATTTGGACGACGCCGAGCACGGGCGGCGGTGGCGGCAGTGGCGTAACTCTCCCTGGAAATGGCCCAAACAAACCACCTGGTTTCAGCTCTTATTAGCGCGGACTTTATGCGCGGTTTCATAGTGACAGTATGAGACTGCGCACCCGCTTTCTGACTCTCGTTTTAGTGGTATCTGCTGCGGCTCTTCCTGCGCAGCAGATGACCACGATCACCGCCTCAAAACTGCTCAACATTGACGGTTCCCCGGTGACAGGAAAACTGTGCATAACGCCAGTGCAGCCCTCCGGATCAACCCAAGGATTCACCTTCGGCGGAGGTGGCCAGGGTGCTACCGCACAGCGTTGTTTCTCGGTGGCCGCCGGAGTGCTCCAATCAGGCGCGCAAGTGCCGGATACAAGCGCCAGCACACCCACCAATCTTTGCATCTTGGCGCAGCTCATCAATCCAAACCTGCCAACTTCCAGCAATCCGGTGCGCACCTGGCCTTGCCTCCAGCCAAGCGGGTCTACATGGTCTCTCGATTCCGTGACCCTTTCCAGCGTTCCAGCGTTTCCCGTCTATCAGATTGTTGGCCCCACGGGAGCGACGGGACCGATGGGTCCATCGGGCGGATCAACTAACTGGCGCGGAGCATGGAGCGGATCAAACTCATACGCGGCTTACGATGCGGTGAGTTATGGCGGATCGTCGTACATTGCCACCGCGGCCAGCACTAATCAGTTGCCTACCAACACTGCCTATTGGCAATTGCTGGCACAGGCGGG